GTTAACGGTGGGATGTCCAATTGACTCCTTGCGCAGCGTGCGGCAAGTCAGTCTTTGGCAACTCCTAGACTTGACTGGCCGACCTTCTATGGTCCTCAGTTTGACTATGGGGGATTTACGCTGCACTACAAGGGTAGACAATTAAGACATCCAAACCGTTATGTTGGGCCAGCCGGAGTGGTTGGCCAGTGGAGCTGTTACAACTCCTCATCACACAATTTGTTCGTGGGAATAGTGAATAGGGTTCTCATGATCAAGAATCCGGGCTTTGATTATGACAAGATTATTGGGAAGTACCAAGACATCAACGTCAAATTGAGAGAAGGATTGCAGTACAGAACAATGGAACACATTTCTGACAAGGAATATTTCAGAAGTTTTGAATTACTGCCAGTGTGGTATGGAGACATGCAGAGCATCAGCACGAGGTTGTGTGCAAACGTGAGAGTGAAGAAAATGACTCCTCAGGAATTTGTGGATAGTAGACCATCTGGGAAATACCAGGTTTACTCTGAAGCACTTGAGGAGTTGAGAAGACAGAGGTATCTTATGCCTAAAGATGTACATGTAAATGTTTTCGTGAAATGGGAACTAGTGGCATCTGCGGCTAAAGATCCTCGTATCATCTCTCCTCGCTCTTACAAATACAACATTTTGCTCGGTCAGTACATTAATAAACACAATGAACTGGCTATTTACTCCGGTATAGATGCTTTGTGGGGAGAAGTTTCGGTTTTCAAGCATTGTAATTTACAAGCGATGGCTGCTGAGATAGTTAGGAAGTGGAGTAGTTTCACTTCACCGGTAGCGGTAGGATTGGATGCGAGTAGGTTTGATCAACATGTGTCGAAGTCGGCTTTGCAGTTTGAGCACTCTGTCTACAAGAAATTGTGGCCAGGGGACAAAGAATTGCATGATCTTCTGAGATGCCAACTTGCAAATTATTGCAAGGGTAAAGGAGACTTGTACGATTTTGAGTACAAAGCAACTGGTAGGATGTCTGGAGATATGAACACTTCAGTCGGTAATGTGATTTTGATGACCTCTGTGTTACTTCATTGGAAGGAAGCACTGGGTTTTGAATTCAAGCTAGTGAATAACGGAGATGATTCTGTTGTTATAATGGAGAGTGACCATCTTGAGAGGTTTCTTGAGGGTTTTGATCTCTTCTTTGTAGCATACGGTTTCAACATGGTCGCTGAAGACCCTGTATACACCGTTGAGCACATTGAGTTCTGTCAAATGAAACCTGTCCATCTTGACAGCGGGTGGATGATGGTCAGGAAACCGACGAGTGTGTTCAAAGACATGATTGCCATCTCGTCTAGAGGCGTAGCGCATTATGACAATTACTTACGTGATGTCGGTTTGTGCGGGCTATCTCTTTATGCAGATTGCCCTTTGATCGGTGTGTTTTACAACGCACTTAGCTCTTGCGGAAAAGAGCGGTTGGAGGGTGAACTTAAGGGTGGTCTAGCCTACTGGATGAGACAAGAAGGGCTGGTTAAAATTCCCGTTGTTCCGGGGACTTATACCAAGAGAGCATTCTTGAGTTATTGTAAAGCTTTTGATCTCAATCCCATGGTTGTACAGGAATTTGAACACCT